ACAAAAGAGAATTGACTAAGGAATTGATAATAACCGTAAGGTTTTGTCCAGAAGGATTAGTACCAAACAATTGAATTAAATCACCATTATAAGCCATTACAGGATACACAACTTCATGCACAACCATTTTCATCAAATGAATGTCATCAGTCGTGTAACCCTCACATTTCTCTGCAATATCAATTAATATATCAAATGCAGCGATTGTGACTTGAGCAGGCATACGTACATCGTATTTACTGTAATCTCCAGCAAGTACTCTATCTTTACCTCTGCTCATGGCGGCTTCCCAGAGTTCATCCCATTCCAATCCTTCCGCGTTTACACCAACGGCGCACTCATAAAGAATTGGATTCATCTGAATAATTCGAACGATTGGAAGGAAATACATCCTAATCAAAAGCTGTAAGACAAGTGGAGCGCTTTGAAACACTCTAACTTTGTCTTTAGTCAACTTTGTAGGCTCATCCTTCAAGCATGACTTCCAAATCATGTAACATCTTTTGCCTTCACGCAAAACGGCAACAATCTTTTCGAATTCTGCCCATACTTCGGGAACAAAAGTACGGGGTTTACCAACTTCCGGATATTCTTCAGGGTTCAAATCAACTAAAAGTGGATGTTTTGAACCTGAAAGAGGAAAACCAGGTGACGAGGAAAAATTCATAGCATCTATAAATTTAACACCAATTAAACCACACACAGTGGCAACCCTCGACAATGGTTTTGCCCTAAAGAGTTCTGGAATCTTTTGTTTTAGACCTGTAGTCAATTCTTTCATAGATCTGACGGATCTTGACAAAACACTCCCAATTGGTAAACTAGGGACAGATGCGTGAACAAGTGTGGCTTGATAAGGATATCTTCCTTTACCTTTCATTTTTGGAGGTCCCCATTTCTGAGGGACTCCAAAAACTTTTTCTACAGCATTGGACATCATTGTAGGTGATACATTGCTGTGAGGTGTAGCCTTTCCACTTGTTTTTCCGTATACATCAATACATGCTCCTTCTGTTAAGAAACGTGTCGCACTCTTTGGGTGAATTTCTGCTCCTTCAAAGATGGATTTCCCAAATGTTTCAGTAGGAAAATCACCCATATTTGGGAGTAAATCTCCGCATGATGCAGAGAGTACAACACCATCAACAGTAGAGAGTTCTCCAATGGCATGATTAACTTGGTCAACTGTGAGTGTACCACAACCACCAAGCTTACCTTTGCCTCCAAGGTGAAAGCCTAAAATGACTGATCCCTTGGCGTCACTAATGACAGGAGACATACACATCCCAGCTTGTGTTTCAATAGGGAGATCATAATAACTCCCCATAAAAGTCGTCTGGGTATGTGCAACTCTACTACTGCCTTTAAATAACATTGGAATAGCTCGTATTGATGAATCCATTATCTCGCGAGTAACCAATTTAGCAGGAGTCCTTTTAAGAACATTTCCTTCAGGCAAGAATTTACGAAAATCCTTCATTGATCCCCCACTTGTTACAAAACAAAGTGAGAAATCAGTTAAAGGAATATCAACTCTAAAAGCCTGAGATATTTTATCTTTAAAGTAACTACCTACTTTTCCTGGTTCAGTCTTATAACACCTAATACTAATATCACGTTCTCCATGTTCCTTAAGAAAATGAGTTGGAACTAACATGAAGTTAGATGTTATGTAAAACCCGAGAGTAGTCTTATTCTTGTCAGAAACCACTCCTAACAAATTTGTTCTCATAGATGAGGCCAAATTGTCAGAAGTAGTAGTCTTCGAAGGTTCAGACATTGGTAAAGGAACGGTTTCGGTAATTAACCAAGGATTAACCTTATCGTTACGTTCATCAACTTCACCAATATTCTCAGGATTTAGACCTGTTTGAGTCTCGAGTTGTGTATATCTCGATCTCATTGTCGCAAGAATAATTCCTATAGCTCCTAAGCCAATAATAGCGTATTTAAATTGCCACTGTTGAGTAAAAGTGCTAACTACATCTTTTAATTCTAGAATTCTGTTACGAACCATATTCTTATAAGTTTGAATAGTTGCACAGGTATACCAATAACAAGCAAAAAC